AAGCAATCTCCATATCAATTACTTCATCAATATTGTTCTCATCTATACCAACCATATTAAGATTATCAATCTCTAATATTTTTGATTTACAAGTATCTAAATCAATTTGACCGTCTTTCATTTTATTAATAAACTTATCAACTTGATTTTCTACTGAGTTTTCAATGTATGCTTTTATTTTTGACATAGTGTTTTCTCCTTTGTTACATTAATAATATCAGGATTTGTAGTGTTTGTCAATACATATAATTGACAATTGCTGATTATTATTAATAGTTTTTTGTTCATATACTATTATAATATCAGGACTTATATCATAAGTCAAGGACTATTTTGCCTATATTTTACAAGGGTTTTTGGGTAGATGTTCTTATTTTGTTCTCATTTTAGACACATTTATGTCTATTTCCACAGCTCTTGTACCCATTTTTGTGTCGATTCGGCAGGGTTTGGACTACCATGGAACACACAAACCTTAGCATTTGGGTCTTGTTCGTATGTCATTTTGGTTGTGTGGTATCTTTCACCCTTACGATTCAACCATTTATATGATTGTGTCCACTCATCTGGAAATGATATTGTATCTTCGTGTTTCTTAATCAATTGTGATATGATTTCTTGGTCACCATGAGCATTTGTAAACTCTGTTCTTCTTTTTATATATTGTTCCCATATTGTACTATGATATTGATTATTGAATCTCATAATACTAGAGTTAAATAAACCAGTCGTAGGATTAAAGTCATTCATACCTACAAAGTTCTTACTCTTACCTATGGTAGCAAAACAATCTATATTATCCATAATCACCACATCTAAATCCATATATAAAGTATCACCATCTAGCTCACTTTGTGGACTAAAGAGTTGTAGTTTATTAAACCAGCCATTTAAATCATGTCTCTTAAATGGTTTAAATTCTATATTAGTATTCTTAAATTCTTTTCTTCTATGTATTACTGTATTATCTGTAAAACAAATAAATCTATGAGGTATGGTTAGATTTCTTTCTACCATACTATGTAAGTTTCTTACATATGGAAAAGTATATTTGTCGCCATAGTAAACACAAGCAAAATTAAGCATATTGTTCTAGTAGTGTTTTATATGCTACACCATCTTCTATTTCTTGTATTGTAAATTGATTTTCTACTACAAACTTTAACCACTCTTCCACGGTCTTTCTACCAGGTCTCATTGGTTTATTAATTTTAGATGGATCTCTACCAGAGACTGGATAAGCAACATTCGTACCCGCACAAATAACAGGCACTTTATTTAAAATCGCATCTACTGCTGCTAAACTCATATTGGTCACTAGACAATGACAATCTTTTAAATCTTCTTTTATATCTTTTCCCCACCATTCATTATTAGGTCTAGGTTTATTTCTAACTTTAATAGGTAGGTCAGAGAATTTTCTTAAATCTTCACCAACCACTTTAATCCAATCTTCTTGCGATATACCATTTATATGATAAGTCACAGTAGGTGATGATGGACAAAGTAATATATGTTTAGTCTCACCTGTATACCAACCTTTAAACTCAGTATCTATACCTTGATTTCTTAATTTTGTTAATCTTTGACCATTACCAATAGCACCCCTAATGGTGTGTATTGCACCTTTTACTATTCTAAAATATGTCTTATCGTAATTGTGTATTTTTGGTTCTGGATACCTAGTGATCTGTTCTGTGATATAACCTACATCAACATACCACCATTCTTCTTTTTTCTTTCTAACTTCTTCAATCTCTTTTATATTATTACCACCAAGACCCCAAAAAAAGTGTACAGGTCTACCTTCGTCTTTCCAACCTTTTTTAATCGCTGGCCACAATTGATGTGATAAACATTTATTCCAAGGTATGTTGTGGCATATTATCATATTGTAAATAAAAAATCACCGTCTGTAATATGAGGTATCTTTGTAGCCTCTATACCTTCTTTTACATTCATTACTTCTTTTAAACCTTGTCCTCTATAATTATAAAAACATTTATAATCTCTTTCAAAAAAGAATTCAAATGTAGTTTGTACTGGATATTTGTTAAACTTTTCATATACTTCAACCATACAAGTAGGTCTGTATTCATGTATAGTATCAACAGCACCCATTAATACATCTAACTCTACACCTTCTACATCTATTTTTATAAAACCAATATCATTTAGTTTTAGACTATCTACTGTAACAGTATCAACTTCTATCTTTTGACCTTCTACTAAATTTTGAAAGCTTGAGTTAGATAATCTTTTATCATCTACATAAAAATCACTTACACCTTCAAAATTACTTACGGCAAGATTGTGAGTTATTACATTATTATAAAATGTTTTGATTTTATTTAACTCATTATACACAGGTAATACTGCCTCAAAACATATTACGGATTTTGAGTGTTTAGCAAAGTGAGTAGCATACATACCTGTAGCCGCACCTATGTCCAATGTATTTTTTAATTTGTGTAGATAGGGTGTAGTTTGACCTATCATAAAATCATTAACGTGTTTTTCTAATATTTCTTGGTTAAATACTCTTTTTTTTAATACACTATCTGTTAATTTTGCTGTAAATGGTCTCATTTCATTAATATTTGTAAAGCAATTCTAGTTCCTGTTTTACAAATTCCTCCTCTATGCATACCAGCTGGATCAAAGACACACAGATTACCTTTGTCGCTAGTAAATTGTTTTTCTTGGTTTAATATATTTTCCTGTTCCTCTGTGTTATCTAATAATAATCTACCAAAGTTATGTGATACTCTACATTGTTTTGGAAATTGAAATACTGCTGCTCTGGATTGTGGTGTATGACAATAACTACCTGTAGATATTGCTCTACCAAATATGTTTTGTAGATCATCATATATCCATCTATTAGATTTTTCTACATAGCTAAATGGACCATCATTTTCTGTAATATCATTTAGATACATCATAGCTTTCATAACATTTTCTTTTGGGTCTATATGTAAGTTGGTTGTTTTAGTTATAGTCTTACAATCATATAGAAATTGTTTATAGTTTTCATCTGTTGGTTTAGCAATATGTAATACTACATTCTTTACTTGTAGATTATTAAATTTATTATATTTAGTAGCTGCTTGTAATATACCATATGACTGGAACATTTCATTTACAAGTTTTACTATCTCTGGACCTAATTGTTTTGCTCTATCAAATTGTCCAGGTGGTGGTCGCCAATCTGGTAATACAATCAAGTTTTTAATTTCTTGGTCTATTGCATCTCTTATTTTTTTAGTATCTACATTTAAATATGATATACCTTTTTCAAATAAGTCTTCGTATATTTGTCCACCCGCTAAATTACTTTCTATTTTACTTTCTTCAAACTTATTGTAAAACTGAAACATAGCATTTAGTTTAGTAATTAATTTTGTATCTGGTACTTTCATATACCACTGATAGCCTCTTTCAAATGTATGTAAATTACCTTCTTGTATTCCTTCTTTCATTACAGATACATATTCTTCGTGGCCATTACCCATATAATGTTTCTCATGGTTTACATCTGGAAAGTCAGCAATATCAGGAAAGACAAAGCCATGATCGTATATTGGATTATCAAAACGCATGGTAATCAAACTCCTGTAATTTTGTTTCTGACTTCATAAGTCTTTTACGTTGGTCTGAAGTCATGCTAGTTTCTAATGTGACTGGAGTATTTTTAGTTCTATCATTTGCTCCGTGAATATAAATGTTATCTATAATAGCTTGTTCATCAAAATCTTCATTGTTTAATTTTAATACATGGTTTAAACTAACTGGCAATTGTTCCATTTTACAATATTGAACATTTGGATACTTACCAAAATAATGTTGATAATAATCCCATACTATATTTTCTTTAGTAATTACATTTTCTACAAAGGTATTGTAATCTTTTGATTGACATTCTTGTTCTAATCTTATATCTGGGTGCCAGTTCCATTCATCACCATGGCCTTTCTTTTTACTTCTATGTGTCCATAAACTATGTACAAATGTAGCTGGGTGTCTTATGAAACCAAATACTTGTTTTGTTGTATCTGGTGTAGCATGACTTTCATAAATGTCATCACCTAATACTACACAATTCTTAACATACTTCTTAAGCATTTGTTTTACAGTTCTTCCACCACACTTTGGATTGTGTATGAATAATGAATTTTTAAGCTCTATTGCCATCTAATAATCTCTTATGTACTATACCTTTATTTATTTCTTCTAATGTCCATTGTGTATAGGCACAATCATACAACCATTGTGTTCTATCAAAGTTACATTCTATCACAGGATTGGTTAATATGTCAAGTGTGTGGTAAGACACAGGCCAAGAAAAACTAGAATTATCTAAATTGATAACTGGTATTCCCTCACATACAGCTTCTGTCGCAGCATTACTAGAAAAAGTTACACATGCCCAAGCCTTTTTAAAATCTTCATATAACGAATTACCACCATTTGATTTGTTCCAACCATCATAATTATTACTTACCATATCTGCTTCTGATAAATCAAACTTTTCAAATCTACTTTGAAACCTAGGGTGTAATCTTACTTTTATTTTTTTACCTGTTATGTTTCTAATTTGTTTAATTGTTTTTGATACCCATTCTTCGTACTTCTCTCCTCGTTCATATAAAGGATTTAAACTTGTATCTATTGGATTTTGTAATAACAATAGAATATACTTACTATCATCATAACGATCATGTCGCCATGGTTTAATTTCTATGTCTTGTTCTTTTTGTATTCTATTCCATCTATCACTAGGACTATTATGATTAAAAAACTTACCTTCGTTATATGTAAAATGATTTAATCCTACTTTGTAATAATAAGTTTCTGGTTTATCAAAGTCAATATTCTTTCTAAAAACAGCTTGTTCAATAACTATTCTAGGTTTGCCTGTACTATCCATAAAATCGTGTTGATCTTTCATATTATTTTTAATAAATCCTAATACATTTGTTTGAACAAATGCGTCAACGTTTTTCATGTCTAATCTTTTAGCAGCATCAAAATTACATAACATAAAATCTTTATGCTCAGGGAAGTGCCAACCCATTTCTAATCTAAAACTACCTTCAATACCTATTATCATTAAAAACCCTCTGCGAACATTACTCTAGCACCTGGAAATCTACTCTCAACAATAGACTTTGCCTCTGATGCAGTTCTACCTTCTTCAGCAACTTTCATAGGTGCTTTGTTTTTTATTGTGACCCAAAAGTAATATTTGTTCATTTTAAGAATACCATTCCTGCTCTTTTAAAAAAGTTCTTTCTCATTTGTGATAGACCCTTAAACTCATTGGTTAGTTGTTCACTATATCTTAACCCATAGTTTTTAAATATATCTACCCAATAACTTTCTTCTCTACAATTAACGTGATGATGACCAGGCCAACCTGGAGGTGCAGCAGTGACTACAGCCATTTTACCTTTTTCAAATAGTGGCATATAGTTTGGTACATATTTTTCTTCAACGTGTTCTAAAAATTCTGTACACCATACTAAATCAAACTCTTGGTTTATCACAGCTTCTCCTAATGTAAAGTCATGTACTAATGAGTAATCTGTATTTTCAATTACAGTGGTATCACCATCTACACCATACCAATCAATATCTATACTATTAGCGACTTGTTTCATACCGCCAGGTCCACAACCTATATCTAACATAGATGTTGTTTTAAATCTTTCTTTTATGTATCTTAATAAAGGCTCATCTGTATTTGTTCTATTAAGATGTCCTCCTAAATGTTCAGGCGTCTTGTTCATTTAAATACCTTTCTGCATACCCACTTTGTATTTCGTTTGCATAAAATTGATGATTAGCTAGATTACATAACCATTCATATCTATTATCTGGATAGATGGGTGTTTCTATCTTACTTAAATCTGTTTGTGACATTGGTATGGCTGCTGAATACTTATCTGTTATCGTAAATGATGGTACACCTTTTATGATTGCTTTAGCCGCAGCAGAAGATTGATAAGATACCACAGCGTGACAATCTTTTAAGTCTTTTTGTAAAGGCACTGGATTGTATGCGCCGTTTATCTTTTTTACTCTAACTCTAATTTCTCTATCTGTGTGTTTTTTTAGTTCATCTATTGTATCTTGTAATACATCTTCAGCTCTCATACCTAAATTTTTACATAGCCACCAAGATGGTGGAAAGACTACAATATGTTTACCACCTTTTTTCCAATTTAATATTTCTAGTTCATCATCTTTAGCAAATCTAGCTTTTAGTTCTAAATATCTGTGATCGTTTGTATCTGTGATTTTATTGATGACATAATTATTTTTACACACTCTAAACAAACAGTTTCTAAAATCACCATACTTCTCAAACATGCTGTGTCTTTGGTGATACAAGTATGCGTGATCTATAAAAAACCAGTCAATCTTTTTTTGTTCTGCAACCTCTACTATTCTTTTTGTGTTTCTCATAAAACCCCAAAACCAATAACTACTTACTTTACTTCTACCCCATTCTTCACTTTCTAAATGTGGCCAATATAAATGAGCATCTGGTGGTGTAGGTATTCTACGAGACGGTGGCCAACCTTCTGGTTTTACAAAATTTATTGTTGACTTATATTCATCATAGATACAATACAAAGCATTCTCTTTTCTTAATTGTTTACCAAGTATCATTCTTTGTAGTAAAGCATCGTTATGACCTTTACCTGTTTGAAATGCTAAAGCAAAATTTTTAGGTTTACCAAACACTTGTTCTGAACCAACATCTTTTAGTTTAGGAGGCTGCATATTTTTCCCAATATAATCCTTTCCTAACTTCATCTAAATTCCAATGTGCATTTGCATAGTGTGTTATGTAATACGTTCTATCTTTTAATATAGGTTTTTCTATATCACTCAAACTACCAGCACTCCATTTATGTGAAAAACAAGCTTCATGTGTAGAGAACATGGGTATACCTTCCATCATTGCCACTGCGCCAGATGTAGATGTATGTACGACACATGCCCAAGCATCTTTTAAATCTTCATGTATATTTGTTTCACCTAATCTAGTGTGTGTAATATCTGTATGTTCTAACATTATATCATCTAAATTTTTTAAGTCTTCTGTAAGTTGTGGACTAGTTCCAGCGTGTCTATGTGATCTTATTAGTATTGGTCTATTAGTATATTGTCTAATATTCCATATGGTTTCTTTTGCCCACTCATAACAAGGTTTACCAAACGTAGAGAAACCACCAATACCTCTATTTAAAAATAAACAAATATGTTCACCATCTTTACGCCATGGTTTAATTTTTAAATCCATATGTTTTATTATCTGGTCATTTCTACTTGTATCTTCATCTAACATATAGTTTGCTTTGTGTGGGTGTACAGAACCTTGTGGAAATCTAAAATATCTTACATCTTTTTCGTAAGCTTTTAAAACATTACTATCAACAAAAAATATATTATCATTGTGATTATCTAATACCTTTTGTCTAAAATTATGATTAGGGGAGTCTGTACCTTCTGATTTGTGAGCAAAGATCATAGCAAAATCAGATTTTCTATAATCATGGCTCTCTACATAACAAACTTCTATACCATGTTTCTTTGCGCCTTCACCAAAGGCTTTCATTATGTCTCTCTTACTACCACCTGTAGTTGCTAGATATATGTTTAGACTTATCATTTGTAAAACTTAACTGCCAAATGTTTATCTCGGTGACCATCTGGCATTATTTTGTTTATGTCTCTAAATTTATGTTGTTCAACTAGTTCTTTTAATTTTTGAAAGTCATAACCTGATTTATGTAAATCCCAAGCGCTCTCATCACCCTCTCTTTGCCAACCCCAAAATCCAGCACGACAATGATCTTTTTGTTTGTCATCTAACTTATCCCAATTGTTCCACTGCCATAGATGTAAGTTCATATTTGGAACAAGCATGGTAACCTCTGCGCCTGGTACACATATATTATACCATGCGTCTAATGTTCGTTGTGCTTGTGCGTGAGTTAAGTGTTCAAAGAAATGACGTGAGTAAATGTTTTGTACTGTGTTTGACTCTATATGTTTTTCTACTTCCCAAGCAGCACATACAATATCATCTTCTCTAATCTTTCGTATATCTACTTGTCTATAATCTTTCTTACGAGGGTTTTCCCCACCACCAAACTCTATATTCATTATTCAATATCAACCTTTTTCATATTATTATATTCTTCAAACCAATCTTCAGAATAATCACAATCTTTATAATGTTTAAAATATGGGCCACCTTTTGTATAGTGTAAATTTTTTACATCAGGTTTTTTATTGTACTCACCAACTAACCAATTCCATTCTAATGGTATCTCACCTATTAATTTATCATCATCTATCCATTTAAATTGGTGTAGTTGAGAACCTGTTGATGTATTTACAAAGTCACTGGTTAGTGTTGTACACTTTCTACAATTCATCAACATAAAACTAGACCAATTTTTTCTAGGATATATTGTTTGTTCTTGTCCTAAAAATTTTGTTTTTTCTTTTGGTACATAATCATGTTTCGCTACTTGTACTGCATACCTATCGTCTCTCAATGCCCATAGTTCTGATATGTCAGCTTTCATTAACATATCACAATCCATAAACAATGCCCAACCAGAATAGTCCATAAGTTTAGGAACAATAAATCTACTAAAAGAAAACTCTGTGGATTCTATTTTACTTCGTTCTCTACTAAATTCATATTTGATATTAGGTTGATAGAGTGGTGTAATTCTAATTGGTCTTGTTGCGTTCCTTAAAATACTTTGTGATAAAACGTGGTACGCAATCTGTTCGTTTCTATCGTATCCTATAAAAATATTAATCATTTGTTTGTTTTATCCATTCTGGACTATTGTCCTGATATTTTCTTTTACCCTTTTTGTGATCTATGTAGGGGTTGATTTCTTTATCTCTAGCGATTATGTGACCACCATGTCCATCATTTTTATTTCTTTCACTTGGCTTTATCATATTTCTAGTGTTATCAAAAGCATGGCAATCTGTTTTGTTTACCATATTATATATCTTATCTTCTGTGTAGTGACTTAAATATAAGTCAAAAAATTGTTTACTATCTTTATCTTTACAATTAAAACCTATGACACCACATTCTGTATAGTGATCTCTACCATAAAAAGTAACAAACTTATCATCTGGTATAAAAGTTTCCATATAATTATCAGGAAATTGTTTCATAAAAATATTGTCTGCGTCTAACCACATAAACTTTTTACCTAGTTTACTTGCATGATATTGAGCGAATACTTTATGAGAAAATCTAACAGCATTTTGTAAAAAATTACTGTCATCATTCCATATCTTATCTTTGTGTCTTTCTTTAAACGCAACTAGTTCTGGCATTTCTTTTAGTATATTTACATAAGTTATACCTTCATAATTTGGATATTGATAATCTTCTTCTACATAACAAATCATTTTAATTGTTTGTTTTGTTTCCGCATATGTTTGTAAAAACTTATATGCGTAATCATCATACAACCTTTTATTAAAAGTTGTTATAAAAAACTTATCTTCGTCTGTCCAGATTAATTTTTCCATCTTTTTAAATCAGCTTTTATCATATCTTTTACCATACTCTCTAATGTATGTTTAGGTCTCCATAATAACTTATGTCTTGCTTTTGTATTATCACCAACAAGTAAATCTACTTCTGCTGGTCTAAAGAATTTAGGATTTGTTTTGATTATATGCTCTCTAGTATGTTTATCAATTACTTCATGTCCCTCAAATTCATAAGCTATATTTAATTCATCTAAACATAGTGTAATAAAATCTTTAATCATTACTGTTCTACCAGTGGCAATAACATAATCATCTGGTTCATCTTGTTGTAACATTAACCACATCGCTTCAACATAATCTTCAGCGTGACCCCAATCTCTATATGTTTCTAAATTACCTAATTCTAATACTTTACCTGTCTTTGTATATTCCACTAAACCTTTTGTGATTTTTCTTGTAACAAATTCTTCACCTCTCATTGGACTTTCGTGGTTAAATAATATACCACTACAAGCATAGAGACCATAACTTTCTCTATAATTTACAGTCATGTAATGCGAATAGCATTTAGCAACACCATATGGACTTCTAGGATAAAATCTTGTAGTTTCTGTTTGTGGTGTTTCTTGTACCTTACCAAACATCTCTGATGTTGAGGCTTGATAAAATTTAACCTTTGGATATTTGTTTCTTATTACTTCTAATATGTTTAGAACACCTAGCGCATTTGTTATTGTGGTTACTTGTGGTTGTTCAAATGATAGACCTACAAATGATTGTGCCGCCAAATTATAAAACTCATCTGGTTGTACTTTGTCCATAGTCTTTTCAATATTGTAAGGTTCCCCTAAATCAAAGTCTAAAAATTCTATTTGATCTGTTATCCCTAGTTCATCTAAACGCCAGTGTTTCAGGCCCGTATTACGCCTCTGAGCGCCGTATACCTTATATCCTTTGTCTAGTAGTAGTTTCGCTAGATAACTACCATCTTGTCCTGTGATACCTGTTATAATCGCTTTTTTCATAATCTTTTCCAACAAGTCATAACTCTAACTCGTTCTAACTCCTTTTCATCTTGTACATCAACAACTTCAATGTGTGTATAACCAAGCATCTTGGCATACGTTAATCTTTTATTTCCATATCTCAATCGACCATTCATTAATATTAAAGGCCAATTCATAGTTTCAGTTATACTATTATATAGTTTGATAAAACCTGGACCATCTATAGCACAATGACCAAAGTCTAATTTTTCTAAATCAGCAACTAAGGTTTCACAACCTTCTACTTTATTTTTTGCTCTCAATATTTTCATAACCAACTTTCGCTATATAATAACTATCTATAATATCTGTCACAGGATTGTTTAATTTACCCATATCAAACATTTTTAATAAGTCTTGTTTTGTATGATCTTTAAAACTATCATACATTAATTGTTTATCTGCGTTCCCTTTACCTGACGCATATTTCTTAACAACACTTGGCACAACTGTATCATACAATATAGTGGGTGACATCTGTAATCTATATTTAAGTATACCGCAGTTCTCAGCAATTTGAAATACTGCTTGACCTTTTGAGCCAAACGAATAACCTTCAATAAAAACTTTTGCTGTATCTGATTTGTGTTTGTGAATTGTATCCAGAGCCCAAGTAGAAATGTTTGTAAATCTTTCAATAGGTGTGTTGTATTCTTTGTGTTCATAACCAAATATATTCTTACCAAATTGTCCAATGTACTTCTTCTTACTTGTTAGAAAGTGAAAAGAACATTTGTCAAAATCAAAGTCATCACCTGCAATACAAATCGCAGGACTATTTAAACTATAATCAATTCCAACTATCGTCTGTTGCTTCTTCTGGTATTTCATGCTCGCTTTCTTCCTCTGATTCTACTTCATATCCACAGAACGGACAAGTCAAGGGTTGTAAATCTTGTTCTTCTTCGTCCCATACTATGGTATATTTAGTAGTGCAGTTAGAGCACGTTTTTCCTACATTTTCCATTATAATTTAAATTTCTTAAATTGATCTTTCTTTACGTCTTGTTTTATTCCACCAATAACATAACTTTCTATTTCTGTTTCTTGTGGAGCATTTTGTGTTCCTCTACTGTTTAACCAATGATCTGTCCATGGTAATGGATTAGACTTTTGATCGTACACAGGAGTTAACCCTATCGCTTTCATTCTTCTGTTAGCGGTATACTCTACAAATTGATGTAATAATTTTTCCGATAAACCTATCATAGAACCTTTTGAAAATAGATAAGTTGCCCATCTTTTTTCTTCTCCTACTGCGTCATCATACATTTTATAGACTTCTTTTTCAGTATCTTTAATCACTTTGTCCATAGTCTTATCTCGTTCTATATCTCTAAAGTTGTTTATAATTCTTTGAGATACTGCTAGGTGTTGACTTTCATCTCTTGCGATAAATGAAATAATCTTTGCTGATCCTTCTAATAATTTAAGTTCACCAAAAGCAAAACTACAAGCAAACGATACATAAAATCTTAAACCTTCTAATATGTTTACTGTAATCAAAGCTTTCCATAATTTTTTCTTTAACTCATATTCATCAACTTTACTTTTGTCTAGTTGATATTTGTAACCTGTCAATATTAAATCATCATAACATTGTGTTACAGAATTTGCTCTTTTTTCAATCTTCTCATCTTTAATAATAGTATCAAATACTTCACTAGGATCAGAATATAAATTCTTTATGATGTATGTATAACTTCTACTATGGATTGTTTCCATAAAGTCCCAAGTTACAATACAGCCTTCTAGTTCTGGTAATGATACAAATGGTAAGAATGCTAAACAAGGACCACGACCTTGTACACTATCTAACATAGTTTGATATTTTAAGTTAGAAGTAAATATGTCTTTTTGCTCTGGTCTTAACTCTTGGTAATCGTTTCTATCTTTTTGTAAAGAAACTTCTTCTGGTCTCCAAAAATAACCCAACTGTTGCTGAGTTAATTTATCAAATATAGGATATTTCATAGTGTCATATCTTTGTACAGCCAAGTCCTCTCCAAAGAACATTGGTTGTTTTAAAAAGTTGACACTTTTTCCTTTATTAAAAACTGATTTTGCCATAGCGTTTTATTTATTACTTTCTTAAATTGTACAAGAATCACAGTTCTCTGGATCCTCATCTTCGTTAGTTTGTTCTTCTGGTACATTATCTGCGAAACCAATTGGGTGAGCTGGTTCATCAATATCTTTTTTAGCGTCATATGTATTTTGGTAATAAGAAGTCTTCCAACCTAATCTATATGTCGTTAATAAATCTTGTGCCATTTGTGATAATGGTACTTGATTTTCTTCAAAGTGATCTGGATTGTACGACCAGTTACCACTTATCGCTTGATCGAAATACTTTTGCATTACAGCTACTACATTGATATAACCTTCATTTGATTTCATATCCCATAGTAAAGTATAATTTGATTTTAATTTTTTGTAGTCAGGTACCACTTGTTTCAATGGACCTTTCTTACTTTTCTTAACACTTAAATAATCTCTAGGTGGCTCAATGCCGTTAGTAGCATTTGAGACCACACTAGATGACTCTGATGGCATTTGAGCAGAGAGTGTGCTATGTCGGAGTCCGTGCTCTTTTATTTCTTTTCTTAACCACTCCCAATCATAAGTTAGATTTCTGGTTACAACCTCGTCTACCTCTTTCTTGTAAGTGTCTATTGGTAAGATACCATCGGAATATTTTGTTCTATTAAAGTATTCACATTGACCTTTTTCTTTTGCCAATTCATTACTTGCCTTTAATAGATAGAATTGAAACGCCTCTGTTAGTTTATCAACTTGACGCCAACCTAATTTTTGTTCATAAGAATATCCTTTCTTTGCTAAATAGTGAGCAAGACCTATATAACCTATACCTAAACTTCTTCTAGCTTTTGTAGATACTTCTGCTGCCATTACAGGATACTTTTGATGATCTATTATTTCATCTAAACTTCTAACAGCCAAGTCGCATAATTCTTCTAACTCATCTCTTTTATCAATCTTTCCAACATTGATGGCAGATAGAATACAAAGGGCAATCTCACCTTCGCCATCTATGTGTTGGATTGGATCAGTAGGGAGAGTGATCTCTTGGCATAAGTTTGACATTCTAA